AAAATATACGCTTATTTTTGTATGCAAAAAATATACGCTTATTTTTGTATGCAAAAAATATACGCTTATTTTTGTATGCAAAAAATATACGCTTATTTTTGTATGCAAAAAATATACGCTTATTTTTGTATGCAAAAAATATACGAATATATATAATGGAATCTGATGACATATATAAATATGTAGGCCTTTTAGTCATAATAGTGTTTGTCGTATATATTATTGTTAAAACTATGAATTTTCAAGTGCGAATGGTAGAAGGATTTAGTGTGTCAGACACGCTAAATAACTCCAGTCCACCCACAGATAAAGACAAAGTCCCTGACGCAATTAAAAGTAATATAAATAAAATCAGTGATGCTTTATTAACAGACAAGTATTTACAAGCCTATGAAGATACAATTATTGATTTAGACACTAATATTGATATGTATATTTTATCACAAGTGTTGAATAACGCCGAAGCGATTTCTACGGATCCGGGGTCCATTAGTAGTCAAGCAACAATTGCCAAAATTAATAACGCCAAGAACTTTTCGGATGCCTTGAATCATGCCATAAAAACCTTAGATAAGAAATAAATATATCATAACGTTAACATAATCGCCTTGACTATTTTAACGCCACCCACTTCCGACGGCTCATATTCTGCCGTAAAATCTATCGGTTCAGTCAACAGGGTGTCTAAGGGAATTACGTGAATATTATTTTGAAGCGCGTAAGTTTTCAACAGCTTATTCCATTGAACGATTTTATTCCGCAATACCTGATTCTTCTGTAAACTTGGTGGTAGATACAGATTCATTATAGTTAACTTACATTTATTGAAACGTAGTTTTAGCTCTGTCAATAATTTCTCGTAGTGTTGAAAGACAGTATCACTATTACTATTAGTTTCTAGTAAATCATTCCCACCAATAGAGAGAAAAATTGCAGTATTTGGCGTATTTAGATGGTCTGGTAGTTTTGCCAATTGCGTATAGACATTGTTTATACCAGCCCCATCTTTTGCCAAACCATAAAGGTCCTGTTTACATTGACCCTGTTTACATTGGCCCTGTTTACATTGGCCCTGTTTACATTGGCCCTGTAATAAGTATTCTACATTATAAGTGGGATTTACATACCTATTATTTTTAAGTATACTATCACCCAGTAATATAATAGTTGTAAAGGCTTCAGTAGATGTAAAGGCTTCAGTAGATGTAAAGGCTTCAGTAGATGTAAAGGCTTCAATAGTTTTAGGTATGGAAGTCACGTATAAATTATAAATTATTATACTTGTTAACACCAGTGCGGAGAGAAACATAGTATGTTATAATATACATATAATTTTTTACTAAGACGGAACATATAAACTCACCTCATTGTCTTTATAGTAACCCGATTTCACCAGCGCATCGGTAAATTTCGCCCCACCCCAATTGGGATCCATTTGATTCGGACTGACACCCCCTTTTTCCTGATTAAACATTTTATCCAAGGGTGTATCTAAACCAATGTATTGATTATTTGGGTCAAACCCCGGATAACTATTATAATTATACGGCTGATCATCGTGACTTGCATCTAAAAGTAAATTTTCGTCATTGCGTGGAGGCATAATATTGGGATTCATTGACGTCAGCATGCGTGGGTCAAAATCATCTTTGGTATTTCTATCACCCATTTGCATCGGCATTGCCGCATTAGGGTAGCCAATTGGCATACCCGGGATTTGCGGATTAGGCATCGCAGGCGTGTTCGCATTCGGCAATGCCATACCGCTCGGCATTGGCATAACATTTTTATTACTATGACCATCATTTATAATCAAATCCGGTAAGCCGCCGTGCATATCGGTCGGGCTCGGCCGAGCTTTATAGACAGTCTTTCCTTGGGCGTCATACGCCTCTTGAACATATAAGACCGGACATTTAATACCTTGACGACGTTGCCATTGCGTAAATTCCACATATTCTTCCAAATTGTTAAATTGTAAGGGGTTCACTCCAGGAATATTGGCCAAGTTGGAATTGTAAAGAAAAAAATTGGTGCCTTTTTGATAAAGAATATTTGCACAACGATAACCTTTTTCTTTTTTATTTGTAAAAGCTTCATATGTTGGATATTTTATAACGAAATATAAACCTAGTAAAAATATGATAATTATTAGGAGGACTTTATACATATATAATATACATTGAAATAAATAATATTAAACATTAAAATAAATTAAATTATTCTCTAAATATATAATGAAATTTATTAGTATCACACCGGAAAATAATAATGCAGCAGAATTTAAGGCGGTGATAAGTACAATGCCGGCCTTTGTAAAATTATATAGTCCAGGCTGTGGTCACTGCGTTGCAATGCAAAAGGCGTGGGACGCGCTGAAAAACAATGCTGACTTGACAGATTATAATATGGCTGTCATAGAAGTCCATGCGGATGAATTAGACAAAATAAATAGTCCCGCAATGGCAGTTAATCAAGGTTTTCCTACGATCCGAAAAGTATTAAAAAATGGGAATTTAGGTAAAGACTACAATGGGAACCGGTCAACCGCTGATATGATAAAATTTATCAAAGAAAATTTTTCTGAAACAAAGGGCAGCCAACAAAAAAGTCCTAGTAGCCGCAGCCGTAGCAAGACTAGTATGAAGGGCGGAGGCACACGGAAAAATAGACGCAGGAAAACTCAGCGAAAAACGAGACGTAGAAAAACTAGAAATGGGCACAGACGCAATAGATAAAACAAGAATTATAATATTATATAAAATTGAATTATAATAAACACAAGCAACTTTATTATAAATATAAAAGATGGCGGCGTATTCTTTTCGGCTCTTGGCGTTTAATCCCTATGATAAAACCATAATTAAAGAAGATGACGAGCAAGTAACAGATACATTTGATAAAAAAAACAGCAAAGAATTTTTAGTGCAAATGTTCGGGATCAACGAAAAGGGCGAAACAGCCTGTATATTTGTGGAAGGTTATACACCGTTCTTTTATATAAAGGTTAGTGATCAATGGACGGATTCCCATAGAGTTGAATTTATGCTGCAATTAGCTCAAGACTTGGGTGAAAGCGCGGCCGATGACATTGTCGGCAGTAGTTTTATCAAACGTAAACAATTATATGGTTTTGATGGGGGTAAAGAACATAATTTCATTTTAATCCGTTTCAAAAATGAAGCCGCCTTTAAAAAAGCGGAGAAATTATGGTTCAACATACAATCCCAAACACCGACGAGACCTTACAAGAAAACCCTTAAACCTAAAGGTTATTTGTATAAAGGTATTTCAACATTCTTGTATGAATCACAAATTCCATCGGTATTACGATTGTTTCATATTAAAGAAATGAGTCCATCGGGTTGGATCGCCTTACCGCAAAAACATACGGTAAAACTCAACGCGAAGACGACCTCGTGTACTTATGAATTCAGTATTAAATATAATCATATTATCGCCCAACCACAAAAAGAGACGCCAGTACCATATAAAATCTGTAGTTTTGATATTGAAGCCAGTAGTAGTCATGGAGACTTTCCACTTGCCATCAAGAATTACAAAAAATTGGCGACCAATATCGTAGACTTGTGTACAGCAACCGGGCCTTATTATGATGAAACAGTTGTTGGCAAATATGCAGGTATTGCGAATTATCTCAAAGACATTGTGCTGACAGCATTTGGTTTAGCTAAACGCCCGGTGGAATATGTGGATCAGGTCTATCCGAAAACTAAGGTAAAGCTTGGACAAGCTGAGACTTTATTTACAACTTGGATTGAGATTTGCCCGGCGAAATATAAAGACATAGAATTAGTGGCAAAGAAAGTGGATCAGCACGCGGAAGAGCACGCAGAAGAGCACACAGATTCAGAAGAGGACAAGGAAGCAGAAGATGAAGACAAAGATGACGTAAAGGTTGAAGAAGAAGAAGAACCCCTCTTTAATTGGAATACTTTTAAAAACAATGTCAAACCCTATAAAAAAAAAGGCACGATTGTGGATTTACTCACAGACGCAGACGCAAGTCGTGATACCCAAATCGTTGAATTAACCCGGACTTTGTCTAATGTCTTCCCTGCGTTAGAAGGGGATATTGTGACTTTTATCGGCTCAACATTTCTGCGGTATGGCGAATCCAAACCGTATTTAAATCACTGCCTAGCACTTGGCACGTGTGATGATGTAGCTGTTGAAAATTCCGTCATACAGCGCTGCACCACCGAAAAAGATGTCCTCTTACAATGGACCAATCTTATCCAAAAAGAAGACCCAGATATTATTATCGGTTATAACATCTTTGGGTTTGATTACCAGTTTATGTTTGAACGGGCCAAAGAATTGGAATGCGAGAAAAGTTTCCTTCGGTTATCGCGCAACAAAAAAGACGTTTGTTTAAATCGGAATTGGAAAACCGGCAAAGAAGGTTTAGAAGAAACCACCATTAATATCGCCAGTGGGCAACACGATTTAAAATTCGTGAAAATGACCGGCCGACTGCAGATAGATCTTTATAATTATCTGCGCCGTGATTATCAACTCACCCAATATAAATTAGATTACGTATCGGGTTATTTTATCGGCGATTATGTCAGTAAATTAGAACACCTCGCAGGTGATACGAAAATCTACACGAAAAATTTAACGGGTCTAGAGAACGGCTGTTTCATCAATTTTGAAGAAGAGGCGCATTCAGTGGATGCATATAAAAATGGGAAAAAATTTGAAGTCTACGCCGTGGATTTAGCGACCTGTACATTTATGATTAAAGGCGTAGAACAACCGGACCTGGTCAAAAAAAAAGTGAAATGGGGTCTGGCGAAGGACGATGTCACCCCCCAAGATATTTTCCGGATGACCAATGAAGGGCCCGCCGAACGGGCGATTATTGCGAAATATTGTATTCAGGATTGCAATTTGGTCCATCATTTATTGCGCAAAATTGACGTGCTTACGGGTTATATAGAAATGGCGAATCTGTGTAGCATTCCGATGGACTTTCTCGTCATGCGGGGCCAAGGGATTAAATTAACCAGTTATATCGCCAAAAAATGTCGCGAGAAAAATACACTCTTGCCAGTCTTGGACAAAGGTGGCAGTGACGAAGGTTATGAAGGCGCCATCGTGTTGGAACCCAAATGCAATTTATACTTAGATACACCCGTGGCCTGTTTAGATTACAGTTCCCTTTATCCGTCCGCAATGATGAGCGAGAATATTTCCCACGACAGTAAAGTCCTAACCAGGGAATACGATTTAAATGGAAAATTATTAAAAGTAACAGGTACCAGGGATGAAACAGGATGTTTTATTTATGACAACTTACCGACCTATACTTATGTCGATATTCAATATGATACGTACAAGTGGCAACGACGGGGCGGTAATGTCAAAGCCGCAATGGAAAAAATAAAAGTCGGCTATAAAATCTGTCGGTTTGCGCAATTTCCGGAAGAAAAGGGCCGGGCAATTATGCCGTCTATTTTAGAAGAACTCTTGGCGGCGCGAAAAGCCACTCGGAAACTAATAGAAAAAGAAACAGATGAATTTATGAAAAATATTTTAGATAAGCGCCAGCTTAGTATTAAGGTCACGGCAAACTCCATGTATGGGCAAACGGGAGCGAAGACATCTACCTTTTATGAAAAGGATTGTGCGGCGGCGACCACAGCCATCGGGCGAAAACTCTTGACGTATGCGAAACGGGTCGTAGAAGAGGCTTATGCCAATCAAGTGGTGCCTACGCAAAATCACGGCGAGGTCCGGACCAATGCGGAATATGTCTACGGTGACACGGACTCGGTGTTCTTCAAGTTCAATCTGGAAGATGCTGTCAGCGGCGAAAGTATAAAAGGTGAAAAAGCCTTGGAAATCACGATTGAATTGGCGAAACAAGCAGGTGAACTGGCCTCTATGTTCTTGAAAAATCCGCACGATCTAGAGTATGAGAAAACATTCATGCCGTTTTGTTTATTATCTAAAAAACGTTATGTCGGTATGATGTATGAAGATGATCATCACAAATGTAAACGCAAGTCCATGGGGATTGTATTGAAGCGCCGTGATAATGCGCCGATTGTCAAGGATATTTATGGCGGCATTATTGATATTCTCATGAAAGAGAAAAATATTGAACACGCGATTCGCTTTCTTAAAGCAAGCCTGCAAAATATTGTGGACGGGAACTGCGAGATGGATAAATTGGTCATTACCAAATCGCTGCGTTCCGGCTATAAAAATCCGCAACAAATTGCGCATAAAGTCTTGGCGGACCGGATGGGTAAACGCGATTCGGGAAATAAACCGGGCAATGGAGATCGGATTCCGTATGTCTATATTGAAAACCCCGACCGGAAAGCTTTACAGGGGGAGCGGATTGAAACACCGGAATTTATTGTTAAGAATAAATTGAAAATCAATTATGCATTCTATATTACGAACCAGATCATGAAACCTTTACAGCAAGTGTTTGCATTGGTTTTAGAGCAAATGAAAGATTTTCGGAAAAAGAAAGGGCATACCTTACAGGCTTGGAATAATGAATTGAAAGAATTAAAAAAAGATTATCCAGACTTGGAACAATATAAAGATAAAGAAGAAGCATTGCGAAATAAAGAAGTAAAGGCGCTCTTGTTTGATGCATATATTCGCAAGACCAACAATACAAATAAAGGGGATAGGGAAATTACAGAGTTTTTCAAATAACAACCTTTTAAACAACCTTTTAAAAAAAGGTTGGACCAAAATACAACCTTTTAAAAAAAGGTTGGACCAAAATACAACCTTTTAAAAAAAGGTTGGACCAAAATCAAAAGCCTCCGGTGAGCCTATTGAAAAAAAAACGTACACAATATAAATAATCTATTTTTTATATTTTGTACGTTTTTTATATTTTTTATGTTTTTTATATTTTATATATTTTATATGTTTTATATATTTTATATGTTTTATATATTTTATATGTTTTATATATTTTATATATTTTATATTTTTTTATGTTTTATATATTTTTTTATATTTTTAATATTTTAGATTGCATTCGCAGCCGCGAGTTGTTGTCGTCGTTCTGTGCGCAATCGCAATGTTTCCTCATAACGTTCGCGGAATTGTTTATGTGCCTCTTCGCGTTTTTTATTGCGCTCTTCCGTCCTGATGACGCGCTGTTCATCTCTTTTTATAATATAATTATCTGTCTCTCCTTTACTATTGTATTTAGTAGAGTCGCTAGACCAGTCTACTTTAATAATTGGCACACAGACACTATACAGAATACTGACTTCGGTAAAATGCTCGTTACAATAATTTCGTAACTTGTCATATTCTGTAATATAGTCGTTCAATTCGTCCAAGAAATCATTGTCATTTTTTTCCGACAGCATTATTTTTTGAAACATGTCTGTGCCGATTTGTATAAAGAGTTCACATATATACAAGACCGCGATATTTATTTTTCGGCGCTTGTCTTTGCGGAAAATTGCGGAAGCCAATTCTTCGCGTGATAGTTCTTTCACAATATACTTTACCAGTTCCGTTGTATAATTTTGTTCGGCAAGCACAGCCTGGCGCAAGGGAGCGACTTCCACGCCAGCAAAATGCCCTTGTAAGCGGTGAATATTCATTAATGTATTATACAAATCGTTGTGCCCTGATGACGCATGATCTCGTAAGCGGGTCAATTTATTATTAATGTCCCGGTAGGTTGGCAGCCCACCACATACAACATCATCAGGGTTACGCACCATCTCACCGCCACCGAGTGTGCGTTGGTACTGATAAAAGTGGGGATTATGAATTGTGCCTGTTATGATTGTCCCCGTATTCCAACTGAAGGCCTTCTTACACTGAGTACACCACATCTGGTCACAGCCGTCAATTTTACTAATGCGGGTTCCACAACAGGGACAGGGTTTGGACTGCTTACGAATAAATTCCGCGCTCTCTATGTTTTCCAGTTTACAGAGGTGATTGGCGGTTTCTTTATGCAGACCGATCAAGTCAAAACATTTGGCGCAGGTATGATATTCACACAATTCACATTTGTATTGCGATGACAAGTAACCCCGACAGTCGGTATTAGGGCAAGGCATTATAAATTTACGTGCCTCTTCTACCTTCTTTTCAGTGCCAAAGGGATTGCCGCCGTTTTCAATAACATTTATATCGTGCTGTAACTGATGAATTGCTATTTTGCGCTCTCGCTGGAGGGCAAGGGCGTGATTGGACTCTTGTTTCAACTGGGCCAGTTGCGCATCATACTCTTCGGCAAGTTGTTTTTGTTTTTCTTCACAGGTTGTATCCATTTTCAACGCGGCATAATTACGTTGAATCGCTGCAATCTGTTCCGAATATGACGGCGTTGGTTTTTGGTATGTTTTGTATTCGGCTTGTATTTGTTTTATTTGCGTATTAATAACACTGATGCGTTTGTACTGCTCAGCGGCGGCCATGGTTTCCGGTAACCGAGCCAATTGTTGTTGCACCAATAATTCTTTGCGATGGGTAATATACTCACCTTTCATATACGTGGATCCCAATACCTTAGCGAGAAACTTGTCGCTCCAAGCTTTATTGCACTGCATACAGTTGGGATCCGTGGAAATGCCGACTAAGTAGGTTTTGATACAGGCGCTACAGGCGACAAACTCACACACACACGCCACAGCCACATGCGTGGTGTTATTAAAGGCTTCGCAACACACGTTACATTCTTGTAATTCACTGGCCATTCTGTTCGTTTTACACTTTACGCTTTACGCTTCTTTAGACTGATAATACAATCTATCTACCCCAGAAAAAATAAATCAATTTTTAAATTTCTCTCTTATATTAAAAATTGATTCAAGTTTTATAGTATAAATATATTATACTATCAAGTTATTCAAACAAAATGCAAAATACAAAAACGCTAACAGCAGAGAAAACATTGATCGCAGATGAAAAGATCTTAATGGACCTATTACGAATAAATTATAGAGAGAAATTCAGAGAAAACCCAAATTTGAAAAACTATAATATTGCGCATTGTCTTGATTTCTATTATATGGATGAGTTCTTGATTGCGGCCGCTAAACGAGAGATGGAAGAGCAACATCAGCAAAACCAGCAAAACCAGCAAAACCAGCAAAACCAGCAAAACCAGCAAAACCAGCAAAACCAGCAAAACCAGCAAAACCAGCCCTAGGTAATTTATTATTAAGTCGGTTTAAACACAACTTTATATTAAATATAATATTAACACATGTCTACAACTACAACGGAATATCAAAACAAAGGCCTCAGTGGCCTCGCGAATTTAGGTAACTCGTGCTATTTAAATGCCTGTATGCAAATTCTCTCACATACCTATGAATTAAATGATTTTTTATTGGAAAATAACGGGGATTATAAGCAATTGTTAAAGAAAATCCCGGAATCAATCACCCTATTGGAATGGGATAAATTAAGAGAGATGTTATGGGATAGTAATTGCATCATCGCGCCTCACACCTTTGTGAAAACCGTCCGGAAAGTGGCTTTTATTAAGCAACGTGACCTCTTTACTGGTTATCAACAAAACGATATTCAAGAATTCTTGTTATTTATCATTGACTGTTTTCATACAGCCTTGTCGCGCGAAGTAGATATGCAGATTTCCGGCACCAGTAAAAATGAAACAGACCTTTTAGCGATTACTGCCTATAAAATGATGCAAAATATGTACAAAAAAGATTATTCCGATATGTTAAAAATATTTTACGGCATTCACGTCTCACAAATAAAACCAGTTCAAGATAATAACACCATTCTCAGTATGTCAGCCGAACCCTTTTCGGTGATTAGTCTTTCTATCCCTGTCAAACCAAATCCCACTCTGTTTGAGTGTTTTGACTTGTATTGTAATAGTGAAACCTTAACCGGTGCGGAAGCCTGGTACAATGAAGCCACGGGCCTCAAGGAAACGGTAGAACGCAATATTATTTTCTGGAGTTTACCGAATATTATGATTATTGATCTGAAACGATCCAAGGTAGACAATAAGAAAAATCATATAATTGTAGACATTCCCATCAACCAGGTGGATTTCTCCAAATATGTGAAAGGTTATAATCCACAAGCTTATATCTATGATTTATATGGTGTCTGTAATCATTCGGGTGGCGGCGGGGCCGGTGGACACTATTTTGCGTATATTAAAAACGCCAACGGCAAATGGTACTGTTTTAATGATACCCTGGTAAATGAAATTCCGGAAACACAACTTATTTCAGCCATGTCGTATTGTTTATTCTATCGCAAAAAATAAATAAAAATAAATAAAAAATAAATAGATATTTATATATAATGAGTATTAGTTTAGATTCCATTACCTATCCAAATTTAGATATGAATGAGCGTGGTCCTCCTTTAAATGGGGTACCCACTATCGTGGGTCCTATGACTAACAAGGTTGCGGGTACAAGTGCGGGCTCAGCTATACCTTTAGCATTTATTATCATCGTAATTATTATTATTGCGTATTTTGCATTATTTGCGTCTTTAGGTAATGGGGCAAACGGCAGTGGCAGTGGCAGTGGCACTGGTAGTGCAAACGGCAGTGGTAGTGCAAACGGCAGTGGTACTACAAACGGCAGTGGTACTACAAACAGCAATGTAGGTTTATTGTTATGGGGATTATTTGTGTTATTAATTCTGTTGAATGGGATGGCTTATATCTTTAGTATTGATATCGTTGCCAGTATTAAAAACATTTTCTCTCCAGTCACTACCATTGATATTAAAGCCAAAGAAGAAGTAAACGCTATTGAAAATAATGTTGTTAAAGTTAGACCCAAACAAGTCTTCCACGTCTCGGATAATAAATATAATTACGACGATGCCAAAGCCATTTGCAAGGCGTTTGATGGGCGACTTGCTACCTATAATGAAATAAATCAAGCGTATAATGAAGGGGCTGATTGGTGTGGTTATGGGTGGTCAGATAAGCAAATGGCATTGTTTCCCACGCAAGAAGAAAAATGGAAGCAGTTACAGAAAATAGATGGTCACCATAATGATTGCGGCCGCCCCGGGATTAACGGTGGCTTTATTGATAACCCTAATGTCAAATTCGGCATCAATTGTTATGGGGAAAAACCAGAGATTAATAGTATGGAAGCCGAATATATGCGTAATGAACAGCTCTATCCCAAAACCAAGAATGAAATTATGTTTGACAAAAAAGTGGATTACTGGCGCAGTAAATTACCCGATGTTATGGTATCGCCGTTTAATAGTGATAATTGGAGTGTTATCTAAACACAACCTTTTTGGAAAAGGTTGGACCAAAAAACAACCTTTTCCAAAAAGGTTGGACCAAAAAACAACCTTTTCCAAAAAGGTTGGACCCAAAAACAACCTTTTGCGAAAAGGTTGGACCAAAAAACAACCTTTTCCAAAAAGGTTGGACCAAAAACATACAACCTTGGGTGCACATATTCAAACATTTTTTAAATATCTCTTATAATTAAAAGCCTCTAATGTGTTTTAATTATAAGGTTTCCCTCTTTACCTTTGCGCTAGGTACACTGTTTTCTCTCTTGTTAATTAAATATGGGCACCCTGTTTATGCCTTGGAAAATAAAATCTTAGGGATCTTTCTCATATTTATAGCGGCGATTCAATTTATGGATTTTTTATTTTGGATTGATTTGAAAAATACACTCGGTCTTAATAAACTAATGACAATAGTAGGGCCCATCTTAAATGTAGGTCAACCCATTATTTTGTATTTAATCAATTATTACTATAAGAAACCTGATATTTTCACCTTTAAACATGGTAATGGGCCAATTGCGTTATTAAATTTCTTTTATGTCCTCGCTTTTCTCGCGTTTTATGTAAAGTATTTAGCCAAGGAAAAATTAGTGACAGGGGTAGAACATGAGCATTTAAAATGGCCCTGGATTAAATATCAACGACCTATTTATTATTTATGTCTCTTGGCGATAAATATGTTTTATATTTTCCCCTTTAAGTATGCCTTGCTGATTTTTTCAATCACGTATTTTTTCTTATTTCTCTCGCATAAATATTTTTATTATAATACGGGTGAACTGTGGTGTTTTTTTGGGTCCTTTATTCCCTTAATCATGTATGTAACTTCCAATTTTATTTTGCGCTGAGTAAAAAAATATATACAGGTTTTATTTTTTTATGTTTATATTTTTTATATTTTTATATTTTTTTATTTTATTTTTTTTATTTTTTTTATTTTTTATATTTTATATTTTTTATAAAATACAAGGTTTTCAAATAATTTGGCGGATGCGTTCATCAAATTCGCTCAAATCCGGTTTAGTCAGTTGTGTATAATCCAAAAGTAAGTCCGGGTTTCCATAAGTTTGAGGTTGTAGACCATTCACGTGGAGTGGATAGGGCCAATGCGATGTAGTCCGCCGCTCTTCGTAATATTTCACACGTTTTTCCTGTTGCGCTTTGGTATTTTGTTTATGGGTTTTCGGCAAGAAACACACATATTGGACAATCCTTTCCTCGCCCGCTTTGCCATATTGATTTTGATGAAAGGTGCGCGAATCCCACAATACTAGACTCCCTGCATTGACTTTCAAGACGCGTTTGCTGTCTTTTATAGTTGCCAAGTAGTTGTGATCAATCAATTGCCAATTTTTTTTCCCAGTCAAACTTTTTTCGCGCATATAGTGTTCGTGCAGTAAATGCGAACCTTCATATACAACTAAGGTACGCTGTTCGTTCGTCGTGAGTGCAACAAAACCTTGAACACACGCGCGACCTTTCGTGGCAGGGGCTTGATCCGTGTGTGTCCAAAGTCTATCTTTCCGATTAACCTCACTGGGAATCAGGCACGAGCCATCAAAACCTGTGACTAATTCTTCCGTGCCCCAGAGTTCTTTAAAGTGTTTTTGCACAGCAGGAAGTGTTTTTATATACCACGCGTGTTTTTGGTGCCCGACTTCCGCGAATTTGAATATTCCGTGGGGATGCATTTTACTGTGTTTTTCCAATACAATGGGATTGGCAGTCAACCACTCCCGAAAATAATCTTTGGCGGTGTTGACTTGCTCCGCCGTGAGTACGTTTTCAATAATAGCGTAGCCTTTGGCATTGAGTTGTTCTAATGCACCCATTACATTTGCCATCTTAAATATGCCGTCTTTAAATAGTTTTAGTGCTATATTATATAAAATATAATCGCAATTCAATTTTTATATAAGTAGTGTTGTGTTTTTTATAATACTAATATAAAATGGACTATGACAATAGTCAAACAACATTTTACAACGCAGTAATAGAAAATAAAAATAATATATTTGACAAATTTCATTCCTATATAGGAAGATTCGCTCAAGCCGGTGTTACTACAAGGCAAAGAGAAGCTTTCTCTGCGACATCTTGCCGCTTTTGGCAATTGTTTTTTATGTTAATGTATACCATAAATAGTCGCACAAATGGACGGTTATTAGAAGCGCTAAACTATAAAGAATACAGTGATTATAGTGTAAATGAGTTTAAACAATTCTATGACAACATCAATTCCTTAGCAGAGACGCCTGGCACGTATGAATATGCGCTGTTAAATCAAAATGCGTCCATAAACGGTAATATTATTAACGTTTTAAATATACAACAACTCAGCGGTAAAGAAAATTATTGTTTATGTTTGTATAACCCTAATCCAGGACAAATATATGGCGCCATTAGTCATTTTTTTACGGTATTTATAAATAATGGACACTATTATTTAAATTCAGCCTACGGGGGCGCGACGATTTGCGTGCCACAATATACAACGTTATTAGACGTCGCCGAATTTAACCATTTCTGTCTTATTGTCTCCGATTTAAATAATCAGGAACATTTTGACTATTTTAAATATTTTTTCCACAAATACTTTGCCTTCAAAAAACCATTAAAAGCCTTGTATTTGAGTAAAGAAACGATTGATGAAGAACCTGCTTTGAACTTGAAATTTCCACGAACATTAGCGGTTTCTGCTGGCATAAATTACGAAATAGATAGATTCAAAGAAACCCCTGTTAGTATAGGGTGGATATATAATTATAATGAAGACATTATTTTGAAGAATATAGAGAGAATAAATGCTGGTGGAAAAAAATATAAGCGAAAGTCTAGAACCCAACGAAAGTCTAGACCCCAACGAAAGTCTAGACCCCAACGAAAGTCTAGACCCCAACGAAAGTCTAGAACCCAACGAAAAGTTACATACGCCAAAAAAAAGAAACTATATTCTTAGGTCTATATAATATGCCAAAGACAGAGAAATTACGCAGTACTAGTAAAACAAAAACTAAAAAACATAATCTAAGGCAAGCTATCGCAGTCTTTGAAGGCGCGCGCATCAAGGGCACAGTGACATTTACCGAAGACCGTTTTAGAAACAAAGTAGACATTGCTATCAATATAACAGGGTTGAATAAAAACGCCTTACATGGTTTTCACATTCACGAAGCTGGGGATATGAGCGAAAAATGTGAAAGTATGTGTGCCCATTTCAATCCATTTAATAAAACTCACGGAAAACCGGGGTTGCGAGACCGACATGTGGGTGATTTGGGAAACCTAGCGACTGACAGTAGTGGTTCGGCTATTTATACTATGAAAGATACTTTAATAAAGTTACGAGGAGAGAAAGCCAATATAATTGGCCGTGGTTTGATTATCCATGCGGATGAAGACGATTGTGGTCAGGGGAGAAATGAAGCTTCGTTAGTAAATGGGAATGCTGGGAAACGTATTGCGTGCGCGATTATCGGGTATAGTAAGAAGAATTGTGTATAAAACACGTATAGAGTATAAAGTATATAAGTATATATTTAGTATAGTAAATATGGTATATCAATATTTTATCGGTTCATTGTTTGGTTTTTTAGTTGGGTCCTATTCAGCCCGTTCTTTTGAGAATAATGAATTTCTCTCTTATTATAATTATCAACATAGAGAAATAGATCATTACAAACAATTTTTACGTACACAAGGCTTAGAGAATGAATTCAAAAAAAATAAATTTTAATCTGTAGCAGAAAAGGTTAATGAATTAAATAAAAAATTGATAAGTAATAATACATATATTAATAATGATATAACTCATAATGGACGCTACGCAAACAGAACCGATTGTAAGTGATATTGAAATTAAGAATAGTGATGGTTTGCAGTATTTATCAACTATTAAAGATGGAACGATTGATTTAATATTAACAGACCCCCCATACATTATTTCAAAGGATTCGGGGATGAATACGCATTATAACAAGGTAAAACACAATGAAGCAAATCATATTGAGTTTGTAAAAACAGAAGAAGACTGGCTCAAATATAAAACCGAAAACAATATGCTTGATGATGCCAAAAAAGAAAACTATATGAAATATGGAACAATTTATGGGAAAAAATATTGTGTAAAAACTGACTATGGTGAATGGGACAGCGAATTTACGATGGACATATTGGAAAAATTTATAGGCGAGTATTATAAAAAATTAAAAAATGGTGGAACTATAATTATATTCTTTGATTTATGGAAAATTTCATTTCTAAAAGAAATTATGGAAAAACATAAATTTAAACAAATTCGTTTTATTGAATGGATTAAAACAAACCCTCAACCGTTAAATTCAAGTGTAAATTATTTGACAAATTGCCGCGAGATTGCTTTGTTGGGAATAAAGGGCACAAAGCCAACATTTAATAGTAAGTATGATAATGGTATCTATATGTTTCCACTGCAAGGAGGCAAAAACAGATTTCACCCAACACAAAAAAGTTTAAGTTTATTTGAAGAATTAATCACTAAACATTCAAACGAAAATGATGTGGTATTGGATACATTTTTAGGAGGCGGCACTACTGCGATTGCTTCCAAAAATACAAAAAGAAAATTTAAAGGTTGTGAAATATCAACTGATTATTTTGATAAAGTTATGAAATTAATGTAATTTTATTATATTCAATAATTACATTTGAATAATAGACAAATTCTGGTTAAAGATAGTTAAGAAATTTTCGTAGTACCAGCGAATCGCCATATTGGTTCTGCTCTTTGTATGAAATTGAAACTCAAGCAAAGCCAATTCTTTTTCTTCTACTCTAACTTTTAGGGTTGATGAATTATTCCATTCATCATAATTGCAAGTCCATTTGAACTTATAGTTATCCCATTCAATCGGTTTATTCAAGGTAATAAACCGAATACTATTTTCTTGTTGATTATAGTAAATATTAGGACAATCAAAGGTATAATTTACAAGGATAGGAAGTATGGTTAATATATTACTTTGAATATATGCCTTTAGATCCGTAATAGTTGTATAGGCAATACCGATACTTTCGCAGAATTTTTTGGGTTGAGATTGGCCTATAACTTGTGGCGCAACTTTTCCTATACCTTTTTTAGTTGATTTTGCCGAAAGATGCATTGCTTTATCTGTCACAGCAGTAAAATCGTACCTCGCGCCTTTTTTTGCCGTATGGCTGCACATTGGAAATAACTCAACCAATTTAGTAAGACGTGGTTTTAGTTTTGCAGGCATTTCCATACTATATTTATATTTCCCATCATAAAGTATCCCATACGCCAAACATATCGCCATCTCAAATATTTTTCCTGTATCTTCCGTTAAAATTTTTTTAGGTTGTGATATAGCCAATTTTTCAACGCTTTCTATAAGCTGCTCCATTTTAGTATTTAACTTTTAAGTACTAAAATATTTTTAAATCAATTTTCTTTCTAATATAATTAACTCTCCGACTTTGTAAAAGGTTGATTTAATTATAAAATTGATTTAAAAAGAATGTTTACTATATATACAACACACTAAGACAAAGAATGAGTTCCACTGATAACGTTTACGAAATGATTATGAACGCCTCCGACTTTAACCCAAAGACGGATATTACTTTTGCCGATCCCAAGGTAAATCCCAAGACGAGTGGGAAGTCCGTCAGCATTGTTAATAATAAGACGAAGAGCAGTTTGAAATTACGCTTTCCCTTGGCATTAACTTGGGGTGCGCAGCTTTATACCGATCCGTCATCCAACCGAGAATCGTATTCAATGTCCATTCAATTTCCCGGGGATGGCTATAAGACACCGCAAACTGAAAAGTGGCTCGTAAATATGATTGCAATGGAAGATATTGTCCTTAATCACGTGATGGCCAATTGGAAGAAACTCTTTAATAAGCCGGCCCCTTCAAAAGAGGCCGCCGAAGTATTGTATACTCGCTCCGTGAAATATTCACGTGACCCGAATTCAGGTGAGATTAATATGACAAAGTCGCCGACGATGAAAGTTAAACTTGGGTATTGGGAAAATAAATTTGATTGCGAAATTTACAGTCCTGAAGGCAAGATGTTGTTTTCGCACGAAACCCATCCTAACAGTTCGCCGATTGAATTGATTCCCAAGGCCTCACAAACCGCAGTGATTGTTCAATGCGGCGGTATTTGGTTTGCCGGTGGCAAGTTCGGTGTGACTTGGAAGTTACTCCAAGCGGTGGTAAAACCCAAACCGACCTTGAAGGGCAAGTGTTTAATTTCGCTCACGCAAGAAGATAAAGCCGTTATTAGTACTCAAGATCTTGCAGCCGAAGAAGACGATCAAGAATCTTCTGTCACTGCGATGGTGATTGCTGAAGATTCGGATGAAGAAGAAGAGCCAGCACCAGCGCCCATTGTTGTGAAAGCTCCGGAGCCGGTTGTCGTAGCGCCACCAGTAGTAGTTGCTGCGGCAGCGCCTGCGGAGAAAAAGAAAATGGTAGTAAAGAAAAAGGTCAAGACAGCTGACGAGTAGTTTATTAAAAAATAATATACAAAATAATAATATAAAAAATAAAATAAAATAATAAAATAATAAAATAATATTAGTTTGAATATTATTTTTTTTCTTCTATTTAAGTCTCGTGCACAATTTGTATCAACTTAATGGCGATCCGCTCCAAATGATAAATCGGACGATAATTATTATTATAATTTTTAAAAAATTCAAAAACTTTGATTAAAACGGTCAGTAATTGCTTCTGATTTATTTTTCCATCGGCAATTAATTTTTCCAATAGAAACCAGATACACGTATCCACATTTAAATTATAAATCAATATATCATACAATTGTTCTCTCAACAACACAAAGTTGAATCCCTCTTTTTTTTCAATAGACTGATAAATCGCATTACAAATGACTTCATAGGGTTGGATCGGTTTGCTAATCACGGTTTGTAAATGTTTACTATTACTAATACTCTCTAATACAAGCGGTAATTTCGCAGCATTTTGAAAACATTTATTGTATTGAATCCGGGACGGCCGGGGCACCTGTATAATTTTACAACAGTTGATTATATTATCCGGAATAAAACTGACAGCTTCGGTTATAAGAATAAATTTCAAATCAATGGTATTATTCGGTATAGTTTGCATATAACTGTAAAATGTTTCCAATAATTCTATATGAATCTCTTGAAAATTCTTACAGACAATGATCCCGTTTTTTTCTTTTTTCACCATCACAATATCCACGATTTGATTATACACGTCATTCCATAATAATTTCGCGTGACAACCCAAGATAGACAAGTCAATCTCGTAATGAATATCACTGATTTTAAAGAAATATGTATTCTTATTATAGGTCACACTGAGTTTTTTCTCATATTTCAATTGACTTGGACTATAGCGTTTTATGGCAGCCAACATTTGCGTGTATTTCCCGACCCCGGCCGGTCCGTAAAAAATGAGATTTTTGAAATCCTCCAATTTTTCCGGGAGGACTGTATAGAGTTTATCTAATTTAGGATGCAGACTAATAGTCGCATTACTTTGCAAATAGTCTTCAAATGCGGTTTCTTGAAATTTCATCTTAAACAGTATAGCCTGACAGTTTTAAACTGTTTCTTATCGTAAACGCCTAATTTATTTGGTATTGTCAATAAGAAAAGTTGTGAATTGTATATATCTATAGTAAACTCTTCATTAACGTTATTTCATCTTTCTGCGTCGCCAAGATTTGTGTGGCTAATTTATAGACGGGGGAAGTTGCATCAAATTGATTATTTTTCAATAATTGAGTGGTGGTCGTAATGGCCGTAGAGTGATGCGGAATCATTTCGCGCAACCAATCTTTCGGTGTTATGAACATTTGTTGCCGCATTATATAATAAAACAACATACTGAGTCCGATTCCCGCCAGAAAGATGTTTGTTTTCAAATGTCCATAGGATAAATAATGAACAATTTGGTGCGCACCCACCATTGTGGAAGCCATATACAAGGCGGATATAATCAATGCTTTAGAGAGATAAATGTCTTGCAACGAATAAACCATTATATTCATTGAATCTAAACATAACGAAATCATAAACATGACAAAAAATAACATGAGTTCTTCTTTGAAGCGGAACATTGCTTTACAATACTTTTTTATTTTTTTATAATAAATTGGTTGTTAATTTTCTACATATATTCAATTGAATATTCGGGGTAGTAGCCTGGTTTGATTGAATTTATATAGTCGTCCAGATCGGCATTTGATGCATGTTCAGTGGCGTCCCAATTGGACCCGCATTTGACAATCGTGTTGTTATCGCAATTCGTCTGCTCAATACAATCCCCGCAACACCACGTATCCAACGGCGTATCCGCTAGGTTATTATGGTCGCCGCGATCAAAATGTTCTTCTTGTTGCGTGAGAACAAGCGTTGTATAAGCATTTTCAATGGCTAAAGCCACTTCTGACCAGGTGCCTATGAGAATACAATAAGTATCTTTGTAAAAGATACCAGACCGTTTAAAAGTCATATAAATGACGGGGTCTTGATCCTCGGCGCTTCGTTTTTTGGCATTGGCAAAGGCATTTACAATAATTGGTGTATTCATGTTTCTTTGATAGTGTGTCTTGGCTTAGGTGTGTGAGTTTATATTCTGTTAGGATAAATTATATAATCTAGATAATCTATATAATTTATATCAATTTTATATTCCACTATAATTTACTTAAATGTATAATCTTAATACGTTTAACTGTATGAACCTTGCAATACCGACTGAACAATTTAATATACAGAATGTGTTTTTTCAAGAGGCGATTAAAAATACGATTATGACGGATAGTAATTTTATTAGAATTATTTACTCGGATGCAAGTATAATGCAAAATGGTATTTGCCTAGAATTTACATTACCCATCGCGAACGTTGACAAATCCTTTAATAAATTTAAATGTAATTTTGATAAACAGATGAATCACAACATCATCCAGACTATTTGTAAAGCCGAATATGATATACTTATGAAATGCAGCGAGAAAAATACAAATAAAACGCCAATCTACCGAATAACCGAACAACTTAGAAATGGTGTAGTTAAAGTTATAAATTTAGCCGCGCCTAATAGCGCTACTAATAGCAATAATAAAAAATTCATCATTAAGATTTCCGGCATTTGGGTGAATGATTTAGAGTATGGTTTAACGTATAAGTTCTCTCAATGTGGGAATGGCATATAGTACCACAATGCATATAGTACCACAATGCATATAGTACCACAATGCATATAGTACCACAATGCATATAGTACCACAATGCATATAGTACCACAATGCATATAGTACCACAATGCATATAGTACCAGTAATTAACCATCCGTCGTGAAATATTTTAAAATAATATTCATCATCCCAATATAAATGACATTAATAAAAGTTATCGCATATACCACATAGGCCATTGTTTTATTCCCAGAGGGATTTGATGACGTTTGATCACGGAGAAACATAAAGAGGACAATTAATTGAATCACTAGGAGTATAGTGGTAATCATAGAAAATTGGTTATAATCATCGGATAATTTGCCCTGGTTGATCCGTTTGAAATAAGTGACATTAAGGGTTATTAACCAGACAATTACTAGTAATGTTATCATTGATGGCAGCGCATCGGAAAACAACATTTTCACAAAACCGAATAAACTTTTTTCCAAGTTCGCCATATTGGAAGCTAAAGCAAAGGAGAGAAACATTATAGAAAAGATTGACAAGGAAACAACGCCATAACCCCAAATAGACGCATTCGCTGGTCCACTAGTGCCATCTGGGGTAATATTGCTTTGGAAAAATAATTTAATAATAATGCCTACAATGGCAAAGGCCATGAAATTATTTACGAGATATTCATTGGTTGTGTATGGCATTTATACAAAGCAGAGAATAAAAAAACACTTTTGGCACACTTTTGGCAAAAGTGTGGCAAAACCCCTACTATAATTTGTACTATAATTTGTACTATAATTTGTACTATAATTTGTACTATAATTTACAAAATAATTTACACAAGCGTACGCATTCTTATTTAATCTAGAGGTTTTGCCACACGTTTGTCAAAAGTGTGTTCAATCAATCCACAAATTTTTAAAAGCCATATATATATATATGGCTTTTAACAGCGATTACAATATTAATAATTCCTATAATGTCAATAACCCTAAACCTTTAATTAATCGTGAGCAGAATTACGTCATTGATAGGAAGCTCGTTTCGGTGCATTCGGAAGATCGCGACATCACGAAATACCCAGACCCCAGTCATTTTTCCATTACTTTACCTCAACCTTTATTAACTGTTCAATCCTTGCGATTAGTCCAATCTACATTTCCTTTAAATTATTATGTATTTAGTACAAAATATGAGAATACACGGTTTCGTTTTACTTATCCATTGAATGGTGCGGCTTATTGCGCGACGATTCAAGAAGGTACCTATACACCTTGTCAACTCGCCACGGAATTACAAAATGTTATGAACACCCTCGTTGCGGATCAGTCCTTTAGTGTTTATTATGACCCGGTTGGTACTCAAATATGGTTTGGCAATACTACCGATTCTTTTTCTTTAGATTTTGACTGTAAAATGGAATACCCGGAATCCTTGTGTAATACCTCCACCGTTTGGTTTCAATATGCCTATTGGGGCTTGCCATATTATTTAGGCTATAATAAATTGCAGTATGTTGCTACCAATAATTCTGCATTAATTCCCAAATTTAATTATTTACAGCAAACAACACCGGCGGGTAGTCCGATCCAATATGCGGTTTTGCCGGAACCGGAACGTGTGATAGATATTAATGGAGAGAAAGATATTTATATGGAAGTGGACAAATATAATTCGTATGATGAAATCTATCCCTATACGCAAAGCAACCGGTCCAGTTATAGTAACAACTCGCCTACGGGAAAAGTGAATTCGGCTTTCGCCAAGATTCCCTTGGACCCGACAACGGTGCAAAATTCACGGAATTTATTGTTGGTTAATTTTGTGCAATATGAGCCACCCATTGAGCGGATTGCGAAGTTAGATTTCACATTTAGGTTTCACGACGGTCGTCTTGTGGATTTTCGGGGATTGGAATTTAATTTTACGATAGAATTCAATTCGCTGCGACCGGAAATTTTACGGAATAAGAATATCCGCACCCCAGCGATGATTGTTCTCTAATACACACAACCTTTTAAAAAAGGTTGGGCCAAAACACAACCTTTTAAAAAAAGGTTGGACCAAAACACAACCTTTTAAAAAAGGTTGGACCAAAACACAACCTTTTAAAAAAAGGTTGGACCAAAACACAACCTTTTTTAAAAGGTTGTTATATCATACGTCTTCTTCAACCAAGTGTGAAGTAACTCTATGTCACATGTCTTGTAATCTTCTTTGAACCCTGTCAATTTCAAGAATTTAGGTTTCTTCATTTTCTTATTCTTGTGAAAAATATAATCATCCTGTTGCCCTTTGCCTTTCCGAATAGTGGTCTCACTACTAATGATGCGAAGAATTCCATTCTCACTATTTTCTAAATCATATAACATTTCACCTAGATCGTCTAAGGTGAGGGCGGTCGCTTCTTCCAATGTCAGTTTCAAGGCCTTTTTTTCTGTCCCCCATTCTAAATACCAACCAAATTTCCCTGACCGAAGTACGACTTCTTTCTCACCATAAATCCCTAATGCGCGCCCTTTTTTTTCCTCTTGTAAGACAACATCTTCTAAGGTATAGCCCCCCGCCCGCAGTTTTTCTAAATCCAAATCAGGATTGACCGCTTTAAACGAGACGTTTTTTTCTGTATCTAAGCATTTTATCACCGGGCCGTATTTGCCCATCATATACGAATGTTCATTATCTATACGAATTTGTTCTTTGCCCTTTTTTCCCTCGGTAATTTTCTGAATTTCCGCCTCTAAATCGGTTAAACAATCTTTACATACATCCGTCCACACTTTTCGTCCGTGGGCAATTTCGTCTAGTTGCTCTTCCATCGTTTTCGTGTAAGCATACTCAAAGAGTGGTTGAAAATGCGCCAAGAGATAATCCAATGCCATAATACCCAGTGGTTTAATCACTAATTTGTTTTTCTCATTCCCAAATTCTCGGTCTGATCGTTTTTTGATGATATTCCCTCCAGCTGTCACTTCGTAATCTAGACAGTTTATACTCAGCCCTTTGACATTTTCCTTCTTCACATAACCCCTTTCTTGAATTTTATCAATTAAAGAAGCATAGGTAGATGGCCGTCCGATCCCGTTTTCTTCCAAAAGTTGGACCAATTTGGCCTCTGTATAATGGGCCTTTAATTCTTTCAAGCTGACTTTGGCCGTGATTTTTTTAAATTTCACAATACTCTGGGGTTTCAAGGTTTGGAGGTAGACAAACTCTTTACTAATGTCCTCGCAACCCTTTACAATCCGCCAGCCAGGAAACATGACTTGTTCGGTGGAGAATTTATAGTTATAGTCAAGCGGTGCGGTTATTGTCGCTGTTAAGCCTTTGTACAAGGCTGGTGCCATCAAACTTTCTAAAGCATTACTCCAGATGAGGTGATACATTTTACATTCTTTTTGTGTAAAGAGTTTTTCGTCCAATCCTTTTAGTGTCGGCTGGGTAGGACGAATCGCTTCGTGGGCTTCTTGTTTATTTTTGTCTTTCGCTGTGCATGTACCTGTGCCGGTACTTGTATATTCCGCCCCCCACTCCCCTTCAATATACTTGACGGCGTTCTCTATAAATTCCGAAGAGTAAACGATACTATCAGTCCGCATATATGTAATATGCCCCTCCTCATATAATTTTTGACAGATACTCATGGTCTCTTTCGGTGTCGTGTGTAAATGCGTACTCGCCGCTTGTTGTAAGCGGCTGGTGGTAAACGCTTGCGGCGGGGCTTTCGTAGTGTCGCGCAACTCGCCGCATTTATAGAGATGGTCATAGACCAAACTGGTTTTAATAAATGCATCCAAGTCTGTATCGTTTGGAAAATTATGATTCAATACAAACGGGATATTTTGTGTCGTGAAATACCCAGTCGTATTATATTCTTTGCACCCCGGGGCCGCTTGAATGGCTTTATAATTATCATAAATCAACCGCAATGCCGGGGTTTGACAACGCCCCGCGGAAGTGCCTTCTTTCACATTTTTCCACAAAATCGGAGATAATTTATAACCCACTAATATATCTACGATTTGCCGGGCCAACTGAGCTTCTACCAAGGCCATATTAAGATAACCATAATTTTGCACCGCATACTTTAGGGCGGATTCGGTGACTTCGTGAAAGACAATACGTTTGGTTGTCTGTACAGGCAAGCCAAAATAATCACAGAGGTGCCAGGCAATCGCTTCACCTTCGCGATCATCGTCCGTCGCTAGAAACACTTCTTTCGCCTCTTTCACCGCCTTTCTAATTTTATTAACTTGGGTTTTCTTACTTTCACTAATAATAAATGTCGTCGCGAAGTTATTATGAATGTTGATGGACTGTAACCCATTTAATTCCCGAAAATGCCCATAACTCGCGATACATTTATTGCCTGGACCCAGATAGTGTTCTATTTTTGCGCATTTAGCAGGCGATTCTACGATAAAGAGATTATGTGTCATTTATTTATGTGTAATATACTATAATAAATTATTTATCTGTCTAAATCATTTCTTATATAGTATATTATTGTGCCTGCTGTAGCAATTTATAATCTTTCCAAGAGACATTCTTTGCTGCTACGGTCGCTACACTTGCCATTTTTTCTCCCGTTTTCTTGTCAATGCGTTCTGCTTTAAGCAATGCGCTATCAATATACATGGCCTTGAGGATTTTGCCGACTTCAAATGCCCCTGTGTGTTGGTCAATTTCGCCGTCTTCAATACTTTTGAGAATTTCTATTAAATTTCGGAGAATATTTAAATTCATTTCATTTTTTTTCACCTTGTTGAAAATATCCGTGTAGTTATTGAATAAGAAACTACATTGGGCGACACACATATTATCAAAAGTCTCTTTATTGGCTTCACCCAAGGACCGTTCGTATTTAGTCTTTAATTCCAATAAACGGGTGACATCTGCGTAAATTTTCCCACTATGTTTTTTCTCTCTAATTTCGTCCGTACAATCAGTGACATTATTGGCATTGATCATTTTTTGTAAATGAATACGTTCACTATTATTCATATTTATATATGTATATATTTTTCTCTTTATATTTATATAATATAAATGAAATATCATAAATCCAAGACTTACCGTGGCGGTGATACAACTTTATTAAATTCGCAACCTTTTAAATCATTTGGTTTTGAAAATGGCGCAAGTTCGGCGAGAGAAGCGGCATTATTACACGAGAAAAATAACAATGCTCTGCAACACAAGTTAAATCAAATGAGTGGAGGCAGACGCAAGCACAGCAAACACAAGCAATCTGGCGGCACTATAGAAGTACCTAGCTTTCCGCCCATTGGGGGGATAAAACAAGCCTATAATTCTACGGATTTAAGCATTGGGGGTAATACAAATTTGGTAAAAGGCTTAGCGGATTCTCAGGGGGATTGTTTTGCAACAGATACATGTAAGCCGAGTGCTGGTGGAGGGTCTAGATATAAAAAACGCCGTATGACAAAGCGAAGCCGTATGACAAAGCGAAGCCGTATGACAAAGCGACGCCGTATGACAAAGCGAAGCCGTATGACAAAGCGAAGCCGTATGACAAAGCGAAGCCGTACGACAAAGCGACGTAAACTATAAATAAACACGAGTTAAAAGTAAAAATACTATATACTATATATAAAAAATGTCTTATAACACATTTACAAATGAAGTTGAAAAATACATAAGTGTCGGTGATACTGATAAACATCGTGATACTGATAAACAACGTGATACTGATAAACAACGTGATACTGATAAACAATGTATTATCTGTCTTGAAAAAACGCCTATCAACGACAAAGACACTGTAACTTTAATGAATGAAATGCACTTTCTAATTAAAAAATGTGAATGTCAGTGTTATGCTCACCATACGTGTCTAGTACAATGGATCGGTACCAATGCGGTCTGCCCGTTTTGCAAAGCCGCGATATCATTTCCTATGCAGGTTATAACCAAGAAAGACTGTATTGTAGATATCAGTAGGAGCAATCTTACGCAAAGCGACCTTCTTATGCAAAGTAATCTTATGCAAAGCGACCGTCTTATGCAAAGTAATCTTGCGCAAAACGACCTTCTTATACAAAGTAATGTTATTGTAAATCCTAGAGAAACTACGCACTTCTGTATTCGTCTAACAGTTTTAATATTTTGTGTGGTATTTATACTACAGATTATATTTCACAATTAAATATAAACAAAATTTAGCAGTTTATTTATATTTATTTATAATCACTATATAATTTAATAGTTATAATATGAGGATCTCTGATTTATCCATAACCATATTTATAATACTTATCTTTGTACTTCTCTATGTCTTTAATATTTTGTCCGTAGGGCTCAATAAAATTAAAGAAGATTGGCCCCTTTATCGGTGTAATCCCTCGGTCATGCCCTTCGCATCAGTCTTTGGCCAAGATACATCAAAGAATTTCACCTACTGTATTCAGAACATGCAAACAAACTATATGAGCTATTTAATGCAACCTGTCATGTATAATTTGAATGTCATTGGCAGTCTAGGCGCAAATATCACCAACGCAATAAATGATGTTCGGGCATTTTTTGACAAAATTCGTACCTTTATTACAAGTATTGTCGGCGGTGTTTTTTCGGTATTTTTAAATATCCTCATTGAATTTCAACGCATAACTATCAACATTAAAGATTTATTCGGCAAATTAATCGGTATCATGGCCGCTTTGCTGTTTACTTTAGATGGTTCTATAAAGACGATGAATAGTACCTGGTCCGGTCCTCCCGGGCAACTCGTCCGGGCCTTATGCTTTCACCCCGACACGAAACTACGGTTGAAAGATGATTCACTCGTCAGTATGAAAGAAGTCCCTTTAAATGCCGTTTTGAAAAATGGGACGATCGTAAATGCGGTTATGCATATTAGTAATTTAGACGAAAAGGGCAAGTATCTAGAGGCCTTGTATAGAGTGAAAGGCGGTGAGGGTGGCGACGATATTTTAGTCTCTGGTAGTCACCTTATTTATGAACCTGCGACGAAGAAATTTATCCATGTAGAAAACCTGTTAGAGGCTGAGCGAACCGACCTAATGTGTGCGACGTTTACGTGCCTCATCACGTCCAACCATATTATCCCGATTGGCGACTGGATCTTCCACGACTGGGAAGACAATAATGGCTCACAATCCAAAAGCGTGTAAGTGTACGTGTGAATATAAAAATATGTCTAAACCAGCCCCTATTATTCTCTCTACATTTATTAGATATGCCAGTAGAATCCGACACAATATTTAAAACCATAAATGAATTATATAATAAAAGAGGCTTTCTAGATAAATATGGCGCGGATATTTGGTTAGCCGTAATTATCTGTCTCGTATTTTTCTGTATTACAGCCTATTATTATGTCTTAAACAACATGGAGCCTATCAAAGCTGACTGGGAAAATCAAAAATGCAGTCCCTCCGTCTTGCCCTTTGCCGGTTTAATCAATAAAGGGCCCACGGATACTACTTTAGAATTTACGAATAAAAATTTTACCGGCTGTGTCCAAACGATTTTGACCAATATTACCGGAACCGCTTTTCAACCCGTCTATTATGTGATGAAAACATTGACGGACGATTTTTCCAATACTTTGAAATCGGTAAATTCCATTCGCGGTATGTTTGATCGGGTACGCACTACTATAAAAGATTTTACGTCCGACACCATGGGCCGGGCTTTGAACATCACGATGCCCCTCGTGCAAATGTTGATTGGGATTAAAAGTATGGGGGCGAAAATGACAGGGGTGCTCACCGCTTCGCTCTTTACCCTTTACGGCAGTTTTTTATCTTTCAAGTCGTTATTTTTATTTATCATTGAATTGATTACTGTTATATTGATTGCCTTGGCCGCATTAATTGTCACGTTTTTAATTATTTCGTTTATTCCCATTTTTGGCGCATGGGCGATTCCAATCTCGGCCTTAAATATTGCGATCATGATTGCCATCTTAATTCCCACCGCGGCTGTGCAAATTTTCATGTCTAATGTCTTATCGCTCTCTTCACGTAGTCTGCCGAGTATACCCCGCTGTTTCGCTGGCGAGACGTTGCTAGCGGTGGGGGGTAAACCCATTCGCCTGATAGAAGTGGGGGATGTTTTAGCAAATGGCGAGATTGTCACGGCGGTAATGAAATTTTCTGCGTCTGAACAAAAACTTTATAATTTAGCAGGTGTACACGTCACTGGCGAACACCGGGTTAAACACCCTAAACTCGGGTGGGTGAAAGTGAAACAACATCCTGAGAGTGTCTTACTGCCGAATTTTACAGAGCCCTTTGTCTATTGCATTGGGACAAGTACGAAAACCTTTATGATTGGTAAGCAGGTCTATTCAGATTGGGACGATATAGATGAATATGTCACGAAATGTTTGCAAGAGAATTGCCCTGATTATACAGATACTTTGCAGATCCACAACTATTTAGACAATGGTTTTATTGGAGGATCATTAGTAGAATTGAACGATGGTTTGAAAATTCCTATTGAAAAGATACAGGTAAATGATTATTTAGCCGATGGGACGCAAGTATTGGGAGTCGTTAAAATAGATGCAATGGATATAAAGGGCCTTTATGAATATACAGTTAATGACACTGTCATTTATGGCTGTAATATTACTCTATGTTTAGCCGAAACGCTCAATTTAAGTATTAAAAAATTGGCGAAAGCTGATTACCTCAGTCAACATAGAGAGAAATATCTATATCAATTATTAACCGATACAGGTACGTTTAAATTAAATGGTCTGACGGTTCGGGATTATAATTACGGGATTGACCAATATTTATAAGGCCCAATATTTATAAGGCCCAATATTTATAAGGCCCAATATTTATAAGGCCCAATATTTATAAGGCCCAATATTTATAAGGCCCAATATTTATAAGGCCCAAATATTTCTTTTTCTATAAATTTTATTATTTTATCTACTATAGTATTATAAGTAAATGGAAATTAATATTTTAGGACAAAAATTGCGTTTATGGGTGATTATTGTGTGTTTTCTCATTGGCGGTTTTATCGGTGTCAACATGTTTTGCTCGTGTGCCGGTGGAGTGAAAGAAGGTTTTCATTCAGCTACTGATTTGATGGGCGCCGCACTCAACTACCAAATGGGCAAGGGGGTGAAAGGCAGTTGGGATAAACCTCGCACTGATATCCCGCGAAATATTAACCAAGATCTAGAAGGTAATGTGGGCGGCCCGGTACCGCTACCAGAGGGGGAATTATTTATTTGGCGTGAGAATAAAAGTGACCCGAGTTGTTGCCCAGGGATTTATTCTACCTCTACCGGATGTATTTGCTCGTCACCGGAACAGATGAATTACTTGAACGAACGGGGTGGAAACAGGACAATTGGGTATGGGGACTTTTAAACCAACCTTTTAGCAACCTTTTGGAAAAAGGTTGGACCAAAATACAACCTGTCGTGTGCGATATTAAAATTGAAATACTTTATTTAATAACTATATCAAGTATTGACAAATTTCAAGTATTGACAAATTTTAATAGCGACAAATTTTAATAGCGACGAATTTTAAGAGCGACGAATTTTAAGGATGCCTTCTTACGATATTAACGGACAACTGCTTACAAATAATTATATAATAAATCAACCCAGTGCGCACGCAAATCAAATGAGCAGTATAAAGGAACCTGAACAAGACAATAACTGCTGTGCTACGACAGTATGCGCAGCGGTATTTTTCGTAGCGGTAGGTGTAATCGTGAAATATGCTTGTTAACACATTATGCTTGTTAACACATTATGCTTGTTAACACATTATGCTTGTTAACACATTATTATATGACACTGTTGAAAAGAAAACAAATAAAACAAATAAAACGAAAATAAAAAACTAGTCTAAGTTTTTTATTTTTTATTTTTAATTTAATTGTTGTGTTTTGGTCCAACCTTTTCCAAAAGGTTGTGTTTTGGTCCAACCTTTTTTTAAAAGGTTGTGTTTTGGTCCAACCTTTTCCAAAAGGTTGTGTTTTGGTCCAACCTTTTTTTAAAAGGTTGTGTTTTGGTCCAACCTTTTGGAAAAGGTTGTGTTTTGGCCCAACCTTTTCCAAAAGGTTGTGTTTTGGCCCAACCTTTTCCAAAAGGTTGTGTTTAATCCCAACTCTCTTCTCTCGCTTCCCGTTCCTGTTGTTCTTTCTTCTCTTTGCACATCGGTTTGGTTTCGTGGGGAAAGCCCTCATACGTTTCCAAATTGGTGAGCCATGTCAGTTTAGACGCCGACGGTAATGTGTTGCTTGCAATTTTAACAAAGCCCGTATTAGGTTTACCCGTGGTTTCATCAACTGTTTCCATTTCAAAAGTCTTGGAGAGACTGTTCATCGCCCAAAGACAATTCTCAAAGTTGACATTCTTGGCGAAAACCCACAATTTATTAAACCAGGGCGGCGCTGGCACAATACCCCCTTGGTTGCGGCGGATGATCTCAATCGCTTCTTTATATTCCGTCTCTTCTTTTATGGCCCAAGTTTGCAAGTATTCGTATTGTATTGCCCGTGTAGCAGTGATGTTTTCAATCGCGCTTTTGCCAAAATTTCTCACGAGATAGCCCATATAGGCATCTACAAATACCTGTTTGAAATCACCCAACGTCGGACAAGTGCTCGTGACTTCGGGATAATTGACTAGCATGTGTTCAATGAATTTCATGGCTCGCGCATTGACATTTCTCGGCACATCCAAGATGCGGTAGCGAGTCCAACCGGTATAGACGGTTTTCGCTTCATCAATGACATGCCGAGGTTTTACTGGTAGAGCCCAATAGCCGTTCTCGCGCTTACAATACTCTGCCGCTTCTTGTTCTTGTTGGGCGATTCGGGCCAAGCGACTCGCGTTTTGAGTAGCAAATTCGTGTTCGCGTTTCTCAGTGATTAAACGCGTTCGCAATTCTGCTTCTTTATATTTTTCCAATAGTTGCCGTTTTTTCTCAACCTCTTGTTCTTTTACCTTGGTTCTTTCGGCTTCCAAATCGGCCTGGGTTTGCTTCTTGCCCCCTGCGACAGACGCCCAGGTGAAAACTTTAGTGCTGTTGCTCGTGCTGACGCTTGTGTTAGACATTTTCTTTGTTGTTAAGACTGTAGTTAAATACTATTAATTGTTTAAACCTTTTTTAATTCAATTTTAAAATACACTTTTGGCAAAAGTGTGGCAAAACCTAGCACCCGACAGAAGTTTATTTTTGACAAAAGTGTGGCAAAACCTACCACCCGACAGAAGTTTATTTTTGACAAAAGTGTGGCAAAACCTACCACCCGACAGAAGTTTATTT